CAGATGCTTTGCCTGCTCTAATCGCTGACTGTACCTTGCTTTGATACTTTTCTATTTCTTCATCAGCCCTTGGATTTATCCATCCTTTGCCAACTTCTAAAATAAAAAATTCTTCCAAAACAACTTTTACTTCTGGTACGTTATCTCTCATGTTAATCTTACGTGCAACGATTGACACATCCTCGTTCAACGTCCGTTCATGTAGATAATAAAGGTCTAGCAATCTTCTGTATGCTAGATCCTCCATGTTTGACAGGTGTTTAGTGTGGCTTATGTAATCGCCAATATTAAAGGAGTAAAAATGCATTACTCCTCACCTTTGTATTTTTTTAGTACATCTTGTCTAGCCTGCTCGACACCTGCATCGTCCATGCCCATAGCTTGTTTAAGTCTAGACAATGGTTGATCTTGTTTATCAGGTGTAGGAGTTACATTTACTGGCTGTTTAAAATCAGTATCTTCATCTATTCTGACAACAGAACTGATTGCATCATTCTTTGGTAGTCGTTTTGCAATACGATGAATAACAGTTTTCTTAGCCATCTGGTCAAACCATTTAGTCCAAGGAGAATGTGGTGATGAATTAGTTTTAGATACCTGACGGCATTTATCTATTTCTGCCATGTTCATTACCTCGTAATACTCACCTTCATTAGTGGTTACAGCTATTGCATAAACACATATAGGCTTGCCACGGTCACCAATAATTAAAGGTTTATGTGTAATTTTTGGTGTAGTACCCAACTCATAATCAAACAAATCATTTTCGTAAACAACTTCAGCAGAAATACTTTTAATTAAACCACTGTTATGTAATACCTTAATAACACCTTCGACCATTGGTATGTATTGAACTGAGTTGCCATATTGAACTGCTGCTGCTTCTTTGCCATCTAAATACAAACCATCTTGTGCTGCCCTCATAAAGGTTTGCATCAAACTGTTTTTGTCTGCTTGTACTAATTTAGGATTTTTATTTAGCGTCAACTTTGCAACGCTAATAAATTTCCATTCGTCCATTGTTGATGGCAATGCTTCTTTAAATTTGTCTGCCATTTTTTCTAGTGTTCCCTGCATGGCTACAAGTGGTGTGATTGATGAGGTCATTTTTAAACTCCTTTTGGTTGATTAAATTTGAATTGGCGAAAGCCTTTGCGTGGGTTGATGTATGTACCAACCATGTCTTGGGTAATGTATTTACCTTGACTACCTTTTGTCATTCCGCAATTGATTGTTCCGTACTTAGAAACTATCTTGGATGCATTTTGACTTAGTTCTAAAATTTGTGCTTTTACTGCATCTTTTTGTTTGCCTAATGAAACGTACTCTCTGTTGATTGCGTTGTAATCATTGACAAGTTTGTCCATGTCTTCATCTGCTGCAAGAATTACACCTGCGTCTGCTTCGTTATATAAATTTTTCATCATGTATTGTGAATCTTTAAGATAATCAATCTCAGGTGGTGTACCTGATTTAATGTTCTCCCAAAACTCTTTAACTTTTGCTTGTAACATTGCACCAACTTTTTTGTCTCTAGCTCTAATAATTATTTTCATTTCATTGCCACCAACCAATGCAACTATGCATCCCCAGTTTATGTTTGAAACATGGAGTTGATGCTGAAGCTGCATTTCTATAAACGGTGGTGCAGAAATGTTGCCATTACCATCGTCTGTCCATTTAGTTCGATAAACATAACCGTCTACATTTTTAACTTCCATAATGCCTACTTCATCACCGCTAGTAATTTTGTAGTCAAATGATGAACCCATGCGATGTTCGTTAGAAAGATAAACATCAAAAGGTTCTACATCCCAACCTTGTTCCTCTGCACAACCTTGAGCTATAGAGTCTTCAAGTCTGCGACCCCATGCCATTCGAGGGCTATCAATGTGTTGGACAAGTTTTTCTTTTTTTTCGTTATACAATTCAAATTCTGATTTGTATGGATTAAGACCAAATAAACATGACACTTCTGTAGAAGTTACATCAAGCAATCTGTTTTCTAACCAATCTTGTTTGTTGGTTATTGGAATTTCTTTTAAAGTCATAGTTCTGGTGTTTGTTGAAAGTTTACATAGTCTTGGTCTGGCACAACTTCCATTTTCCATCTGCCAGTAGTGACCATTGGATTGCAACTACTCCATGTAGGATCTTCTTTCTTATATTCATAATCAGAAAGTTGATACTGCTTTTCTTCGTCAATGCGACCTGTTAATTTTTTAGTTCTTGTTTTAGAACTATCAATGTTAGAAGGCCATGGCCAAACAATATTAGAAATAGAATGATCTATCTCTTTTAGCCTTTCACGAACTGTGTATTCGTCATTGGCATAAAATTCAACTGTAAATTTTCTCATTGGTCTGTAAATGATTTGTATAAAGGGTGGTTTTGTAGTTCGCATTCAAGTGCTAATTCTTCATCCCACATTTCTGGAGTGTGGTCACGATAAGGAAGGTTAGCCAAGTAGGCCAACCTTTCCAGTTTCTGGGTATCTGTCATGCACCCTCCACAAACTCTGGGAACTCTTGAGAAAGTCTGTTCTCAATAGTCTTGTAGTCCATGTCATGGTCTTTTATGTAATCAAGCCTATATTGCTTAAGACTTTTCTTTCTAGCTTTGGTCTGTTTAACCTGCTTTTGTAAATGCTTAATCTGATCTTGCAATTTTTTTATGTGTGGATCACAAGCTTTTATAGAACTGTCTGTTTGTTGAAGATGCATAAATACACCTTGTGACCAAAAACCAGTTTTATCGTAGTTGTCATCTTCCAATGCTCTTTCGAGATCGTGATGCCTAGAATTGAGATCATCATCCCAATGTTTTGATTTTTCTCCTCCAAGTTCAAACATTTTTGTATGAAACTTTTCGAGAATTGCAAATGACTTTTCAGCCCATGCGTAATAGTGACCTGCTTTCATGTCTTTGTTAATAGAAATTAGTAAACGACAATTGAAGGTATAACACCTTCGTAAACTAGTGTAGCACATACTGCAACACCTGTCAAATAACTAATTAATCAAAGGCATCGCTTTTCTTTAGCACTTCCACCTGAGATTCGCATCTGGGGCAAGATAAATTAGTCATTACTGAAAACTCAGGATAACCAGTCATCCCCTCTTCAATGTCTATGTCACCGCCAATAATTAGGTCGGAATCGCACCAGTAACAGTTCATTCTCTACCAAAAATAAGTTCATGGGCTGATAGTTCTATACCTTTATCCCATGCTGTTTCTAATAATTTGCGTTGGATAGATGTAGGAATAGTTCCATGTTTCTTCCATTTGCTTACAGAACCTGCATCACGACCAATTTGACGAGCCAATTCACGGACACCGCCAAATTCTGCAATCACAAGTTCATAGGGTGTTTTTGTAGTTGATTCCATAGTTCTATATTGCCATAAATGCAACATTAATACAAGTAATTAGGCAAAAAAAAAGAGGGTTGTTACACCCTCTATAAATTTTGTAGTGCGTAGTCAAGGCATTTAATAATGTCTTCTCTGTTTGGCATAAAACCTGTATTAAGTTGTTTGAAGTCCATTAAATTTGAGTAAAGAGAATAAGTTAAATTTTCAATTTGCTCATCGTTTAGTTTTGGATTGTCCATGTTAAATAAGAATTAGGAATAAAAGTAAATAAGGAAATAAAGCAAAGGCCATTAATTGCCCTCCAGTAAATTCATCATTTCTTGATATTGTTCTTTACTGTAGGCTCTTTTATCGTTAGGAATAAAGTCTTGCCAATCAGTTCCATCAATTCTGAAACTAAGGATTTTCTGATTGCTGCTAGTGCTTTGATCAATAAAATAATCGAATTCGCAACCGTCAACCTTTGAAGTGAATTTTTTAATAGTGTTCATTTTTAAAATCTCCTGTAAAAAAAAAGGATGTAGGAGTAATTAAACTCCGTACATCTCCTTAAGTTTGTTGCGTGTGTCTACACCTTTGTCAAATAGTGCCTTAAGTCCTGTCTCGTCATTCTGCCAATGTCTAAGGTCATTTCTCAAAGTATTGTGCTTGTCGATGTCACCACTGATGCATTTGATTTGCCAATCAGCATCAAATGTCCAACCACCTCTGTCAGCATCTGATTGACTTTTGGCTAGACCCTCATCGCTAATTGCAGCAGCTAATGTTTTGATTTCTTTGTCTACCCATTTCTCCATTACAACTGGTAACTTCTGGAATTTCTCCCACTTGGCTAAATTCTTCTGGTCAACGATTGCTTGCTTGGCATCACGCTTGGCCTGTTTCTCAGCATCTGTAATAGCTTGCTGTACTGACTTGCCTTCTTGCCTAGCACCTCGTCTGTCGCTTCTGTACTGGACATATTGAGTAAGGTAGCCGTTAGCTGAGTTCTCACCGTAGCGGTAGTTCCACATCATCTGTAAATAGATTTTGAAATTTTCGTTAGTGGCAGTTACACCAGAAACAAAACCTTCAATAAGATTACCTTTGCCTAGTTTGAGAGTATTAATCTTAACCTCATCTGTAATTGCTAGATGGCTGTTAACTCTTTGCTCACATAATGCAACTGCATGATCTCTCTGTGCCTTTGCATTCTCTGCACAACGCTCGTAATGAACTTTGCAACTTAGTGGTCTGTAATAGTCATTACGCATTGTCACGCTTGGGTCAAAGTAAGAAGTTTCTTCCTGATGAAAAGTAATGTCTTTTAAACCTTTGCTGTCTTGGTAGTAGTAGATTTTTTCTTCTACTATTTCACTTCTGCGGTTGAACTTCTTAGTAGTGTCGAAAGTTCTACCCTCTTGCTCACGCTTTGCCCAGATCTTGTTACAGCAATCTACGTCTTGTTGTATTGAAGCAACTAGTTTGTTGTAGATCTCATCTTGTAAATGGTCTGCAAGATCGGTTGGGAATGTGAATTGTGTCATTGTTATTAGAAAATAGTAATGTACTTTTATAGTGTTGCATATAATCCATCAGGTGTCAACAAAATAATTCCAGAGCGTTGCTTTTTTAGTTATATTTATATATATTTTGTATAATTTTATTTATATATAAATTAAATGACACTAACAACTCAGGTAACACGGATTGTTGTTGGTGTTAATGAGAAGGGCTACCGTATCGGAACTTGTCATCACAACAGTACTATCTCTGACATTCTTGTAGACGCTCTCAGAGATTTGCACGAAGACTACGGTATCGGTTACGGCACTCTTTCTAAAATGTTTAATATAAGTAGAGGTACTATCGCTAAAATTTGTCGCTATGAAAGAAGAGCAGACTACCCACATCGTTTCAAAACAATCAAAATTAGGTCGGCCAGTAACAAAACCTGATCCTAAAATTGTTAATGAAATTATTGAATGGATCGCTCATGGTAATACTTTGAGGTCTTACTGCCGTCAGAAAAATAAACCTAATTGGAGAACTATTTATAACTGGTTAGAAAAAGATAAGGATGGAGACTTTATCACACGCTTCGCACACGCACGAGATATGGGTGCTGATGCTATTGCGGAAGAATGTTTGGAGATAATAGACGCACCTCCTCCTCTTTGCGGTTCTGAGGGCAATACAAGGCTAGACCCTGCTGCTGTGCAGATGCAGAAGAACAGAGTAGAAGCAAGGTTGAAGTTATTGGCTAAATGGAATCCTAAGAAGTATGGAGAGAAGGTAGGAGTAGAAGCAGGTGGCAATATTAGTCTGACCATTTCAACAGGCGTTCCACAGGTGTAAGACAACCGTTGATCAAACTAGATTACACACCTCGTACTTGGCAAAAAGAATGCCATATAAAGAAACAAAGATTTAGTGTCTACGCATTACACAGGCGATCAGGCAAGACAGAACTGGCCATCATGGAGCTAATTGATAAGGCCATGAAGACAGACAAAGAACTAGCTATGTTTGTCTATGTTGCACCGTTTCTGAGACAGGCAAAAGCGATTGCATGGGCACGATTAAAACAGAAGATAGAACCACTGCGTAGAACGTCTGTAATTGAGATAAACGAGGGTGAGCTATCAGTCAGGTTTAAACATAATGGAGCAATCATTCGCTTGTTTGGTGGAGACAATCCTGATGCCATGCGTGGATTACGTCTGGACGGCATAGTTATGGACGAGGTTGCACAGCTGAAGAACGAGCTATGGACAGACATTGTTCAACCTGCGTTAAGCGACCGTTTAGGTTGGTCAATATTCATTGGTACACCTAGTGGTATCAACCTGTTCTCTGAGTTGTACTACAAGGCCATAGACGAGGACGATTGGACAGCTGCCAGATACACAGTATTCGACACAGATAGCTTGCATCCTGATGAGGTTACTCGTCTCAAACGTGATATGAGTGAGACATCATTTGCAAGGGAATATCTATGTGACTTCTCTGCCCAAGGTGATGACCAGTTAATCGCATTAGCAGACACTGAGGATGCAGCAAAACGTGTATACCAACCAGACCATGTGAAGTTGTTCCCAACAATCCTTGGTATCGACCCTGCTCGGTTTGGAGATGACCGATCTGTAGTGTTTAGACGGCAAGGTAAGCAGGCATTCAAGCCAGTTGTATATCGAGGTATAGACAACATGGAACTAGCAGCCAGAGTAGCCAATCTAATCGAGGAACATAACCCAGATGCAGTGTTCTGTGATGCAGGTGCAGGCAGTGGTGTAATCGACAGACTCAGACAGCTGTCATATGACGTAATCGAAGTACCGTTTGGTGGTAAAGCACTTAAGCAACAGCAATACATCAATCGTAGATCTGAGATGTGGTGGTTAATGAAAGAATGGATAGAAGAAGGTGGTGCAATACCTAACGACATAGCCCTCAAACAAGAGTTAGCAACACCGATATATTGGTACGACAATGTGGGTAGACGAGTATTGGAAAGTAAGGATCAAATTAAGAAGAGATTGCAGGGAGCAGGGTCACCAGATTTAGCTGATGCACTAGCACTAACCTTTGCCCTCCCAGTAGCTAAGAAAGTACCAGAAGACATATACGTCAAAAGACGTAAAATAGCTACAGGTAAAACGGAATATGACCCATACAGCAGACTCTAATTTCATTCGCATAGCACATGGTCTAGATGTAAAACCATTGCTTAAATTATTGGACGATAAACCAGAGTTATGGAAAGAAATAACAGCACGACAAAAGACAACTAACTCACCGCACAAAGATACCGAGTGTATATACGTTCGAGGGCCATTGAAAATGAGCGTTTACTACGTCATGTGGGATACAGGATCGTATGACTACCCATGCATGGAATATTTAAAAGATGCATTAGTGCCATTGATGCGACCAATCCTACAAAAACTAGAGGTTAAAGACATGGGAAGAGTATTGATTGTCAATCTCAAACCTAGTGGCCATGTAACCAAACATAATGACCAAGGATCGTATGCAGACCACTATTCACGGTTTCATTTGGTGCTAAAAACAAACGAATGGTGCAGCCAAACTTGTGGTAATCAAAAGCAGAAGTTTAAGGCAGGTGAGGTCTGGTGGTTTAACCACAAAAAAGTACACACAGCGGACAATGTTGGCATGACAGACAGAGTGCATATAATATTTGATTGTGTAACCAAGTATTTTTCTATGGATGGTGTGACCGTAACTGGCGATATAGCCGTTACTCTTGATGAATGTGGAGTAGTTAATGATTGACATTACACTAGCCACAGTTGATGAGATGTTGGCAGAAGCGAATGTCTTGTTTGAGGAGCATTACGAAGAGATTGCTCGTAACAAACAGATAATGAAGCTAAAGCCAGATGAAGAAACGTACCGCAAAATGGAGTCGGCACAGCAAATCTTCATTCTCTCAGCAAGGCA